CTACCTATAAATGCAGTAAATACAGTATTTAACTGTATTTTATATTTTCACATTTAGCTATATTTCTATATATTTTTAAATAAAATGATGTCAAAATGATGTCAAATAAAAAAAAGCCCCAGGTACTATTTGCCTGGGGCTTGCTTTACGTCCACCCTCGCAAAGCTAGGGAGATATTTGGATCACCTCTTTACCGATGAATCACTACTCCAATCACTGCTCCCGCTCCCACCATCTGAGATAGGTTGCGTTGCATCCGTAGTCGTTTGATTGTTCGTTTGTCGTTCTCTATTTGCCCCTTCAATTCGGTCAATGAGTTCGACATTTCGTTTAAGGTAACTTCTTGCTTCATGGATAACATTTTTGCTTTCATCAATTCTGTTTCCAATGTCGATATTGTATTGTGTGCTTCGGTCAATTCGTTCTTTTGCTTCATGACTAAGGTCTGAGCCTCGGTCAATGGCATGCTGGATGTCTCGATTAAGCTCAAGGCTTTCTCGTTGTTGCTTTTCAATTCGTTCCACTGTGGTAAGGGAATCGTGATTGTTGCTTCCGTTTGGCTCGTGGAAGATGTACCAGCAGCAAAAGACGGAGAGGAGCACAATACCACCGATAACAGCATGGCGGTAACTAAGGCTATTAAGTAAAACTTTGATTTTGTCATACATTATACCCCTCCTGCGTAGTCAGTAATCCCCCTAGCAATGGCACGTACGATAGTATCGAGGTCGTTGGATAGCATAGCATGATCTTCTTCGTTATCAATGAATGCCATTTCAACTAATACTGCAGTTGCATCCGTGCCATTTAACACCCAAAGGTCGTCACGTTTCTTAACGCCACGGTCTACAGTATTAATGCTGCGGATGATTTGGCTTTGAATATCATTGGCCAATTGTTGACCATTAAAGGACTTATACAGTGTTTCAGTTCCTCGAGCTTCCGTGTTAAACGCATTACAATGGAGGGACACGAAAATATCTGCGCCCCAAGAATCAGATTCAGAACATACAAGCCCTAAATCATCATCTTGTAAAGTGCGCACATCGCATCCTGCCGTTTCCAAGTAACACGCCAACATTTTGCCCGCATCACGTGCCACGTCGCATTCACGTGTTCCGTATACCGGGTTAACTGCCCCACTATCCAAGTTAATATCATGTCCTGGATTAATAAATACTTTCATCGTTTATCCTCCTCTTCTAATCTATCAGGAATCCCATTGTTATTTCGGTCCACAAAAAGCCCTAAGAAGCCCACAATGGCCGTTAAGACACTAGGTATGAATATGTGGTCAATAATAGTAATGCCTACATTAATCAGCTTATTCGCTTCGTCTGACACGTATCCGCTAATAAAGGACATAACATATTGAGTGACCACCAATAAAATAGGCACTAGCATAATAAATACTAGTGCCCGTGTGGCTAATATACCTGTAGGGTGGAAGTTAGCCACCCTTATAGATTGATATGATTTTTTAACGGCGTTGATGAGATTTGGTGGTAAGTTCATGGAGACCCTCCTTAATATCATCAACACGCGCTTCGATGCCGTCGACACGAGAAGTTAGTTTCACATGTTCTGTGTAGGCCTTGGTGCGTTGTTCACGTGAAAGTTTGATTTCATCTTTCAAGTCTTTCAACGTATCGGTAAGCACGCCCATTTTTTCTTGGAACATCAAATTATCTTGCATTCTTTGAAGATCCAATTTTTCAAGAAGCGGGATAATCAGTAGCCTATACCCTGCTCCTGCGACTACCCCTACAATCGTAAGCGTAGTCAGAATGTCATTCAATTCAAATTGCCAAGTCCACATCCCTTTTATGCCATTACCCCTTTCTCCAAAATCCAATAATATCAATAATATACCGAGTATTTGCCGGTACACCCCAAGCCTTAATCATACGGCTGTTTCGTTCAACATAAACACTATTGTTATTTACATTAACGCTTTTTTCTATCAATCGTACAGAAATTGGCGAATTTGGTGGAAGCGATGCGACTACGTTGCCATTACCGGAAGGGGCAGTCAATTTAAAATCAAAATGCAAGTACCCCCAACCAGTTAAGGGGTCGAACGCTAAATATCCTCTATCCGCACCCCTCTCACCTGGTATTGCCGTTCCCCATGCAACTTCATATATTTCGATTGGTTGCGAAGTTACTTGTCCACCACCGCTTCCAGGGTCGCCCTTAGGCCCTTTTAAAGCTAGTAATTGCTCTGCTGTAAAATCAGAATATTTGAACGGCTCGCCTTTATCGCCTTTAGGGCCTTTTAGAGCGTTAAGTTGTTCTTGAGTGAAGTCAGAAAACTTAAATGGTTCCCCTTTAGGTCCTGGCGGCCCTTGTACCCCTTGCGGTCCTCGTTCGCCGTCCACTCCACGTTGTCCAGGAGTTCCAGGTTCACCTTTAGGTCCTTTCAACTTTTCAATCTGTTCGGGGGTGAGTTGTACGTTTGAAGCCGATGTATATTGATTAATTTCGGCTTTCTTAACATAATCACTTAATTCAGATTTTTGAGCGAATGATTGTCCTTCGATTTTATTAACGTAACGAGTAGAAGCATCACCAGGCGTTAACGCATATTGAGCAATCTCGTTCTTCTTAATAAAAGTACTTAAATCGTTCTTATAGGCGAATGTTTGAGTAGCCCAACCCTTTTGGGCGTAATTATTAATCGCATCTGTGTTAGATAAATAATTACTTAACTCTGTTTTCAGTGCGTACTTAGGGTCGCCTATCATAGTGAGATAATTTCTTATATCTACTTTTTTTAGATACAAATTATCTGCATCTTGTTTAGTTGTATAAGCTGATAAATCTACATTAGCGCCAGTGCCAGGAGGGCCAGGGGGTCCTTGTTCACCTTTCGGCCCTTTAAGTGCATTAAGTTGGTCTTGTGTAAAATCTGAATACTTAAACGGTTCGCCTTTCGGTCCAGGTGGCCCCTGTGGTCCTCGTTCGCCATCCGCTCCACGTTGTCCAGGAGTTCCAGGTTCACCTTTAAGACCATTAACCCCGTCTTTACCAGGAGGGCCAGGCGGTCCTTGAATCCCCTGTAACCCTTGTTCGCCGTCAATACCATTTCGACCAGGTTCGCCCTGTGGTCCTGGGGGACCAGGAGGACCAGGAGGACCTTGCGGTCCTGGGTCGCCTTTCGGTCCTTGCAATTTAATAAGCTGAGTATTGTCCTTTACATTAATCGTTTCTTTATCTTCGCGAATGTGTAGTTCGTCCATCATTTCCCCCTATTACTAATACCTTCAACTATATTAATCTGTCCTTTTACAAGACATTTAATAGGGTGATCGCCACTCCATAGGAATAAGTCCCATTGGTATTTGCCAACTTCTAAACCATTCGTATCTAAAGAAAGGGCGATTTTGCAAAGCTCATTGGCCTCTAAATCGTCCTCGGATACATCGATATTAAACTTTGCTTTATACTCTTCATCGTGTGCTAATTTACGAATGCAGGCGAATAGATTATCGCTTGAAACAGTATTGTTATAACCAATATTAAGTGAAATAACTTCACCTTGAACGGCCTTAAAGTTGTGTAGGACTGGTAGTTTCATCTTCATCGCCCTCGTCCATTAAATCATTATGGACACAACCCTCTGTTGGGCATGTTCCGTCTTCGTTAAGCACTTCCCAGCAGTACTCACAGAATTCCATAACAGGTACTTTACTTTCTCCGATATATTTAGGCATATTATTGTACCTCCTTAATACGAGTTACCATTTCGGTATTTAATTTGATATATTGTGCGCTAATAGCTGCGGTAGGTTTGCCCATTAATAACAATCTGCGCTGAGCCTCTTCTAAGGATTTGAAGCGTGGCTCGTATTCAGATTTAATCGCGTTAATCTTATCTTCCTTTGTAGGAACATACGGATCAGGCGCAACGAATTTGCCGTCTACATAGAATTTACCGTTCATAAATTCATCTAGCATGCTATCGCCATCTGCAGAGTAAATATAATCCGCTGCATCTGGCCATTCTTGTTTTGCAGTTGCTAACAACTGTTCTTGCGTTACTGTATTATCAACATAGGACGTAATTCGTTCGCCCATTTCGTTTAACACAAATACATATTGATTCATAGTCGTATCCTTTCGGAGGTGAAATTATGCGCCGTTACGCCATTATACTAAAACGTAGACAACGCAATACCATTACATTAAGGCAACTATTTAACGAGTGGCTGCCTATTCACTCTCAGTCTATTTCTGATAGCGCTGTTAAGTCTTATCGCATTGCTTTTAAACACATATCCAACATAGCGGATATGCCTATCACGGATATTCATTTTCAGCACCTTCAAAATGTGATTAACTCCATGCACGTAAAAGGACTTTCCTACTCATCTTGTAAGAAAGTCCGCACGTTACTTAATCAATTATTTAATTACGCAATCATTAAAGATTACCCTATCACTAATTATGCCCAGCATCTAAACCTAGGACCCAACATACCAACGATTAAAAGGAGAGTATTCACTCGCCAACAAATCAACAAATTATGGGCAATAGATACTTCTTATTCCCATATGATTTTAATACTGCTTTACACCGGACTACGTATCGGTGAGCTACTTAATTTACGCAGGCAAGATATCAATAGACGATCATCGTACCTTATCGTGAGACACGCTAAAACAAAAGCCGGCGAGGGGCGTATTATTCCCATTCATCACCGCATCACGCCTATAATAGAGCAACTACATACTAGCGATTACCTATTCACTATCAGCTACACATCGTTCCGTAAGCATTTCCGGGATATTATGAAGCGTCTTAACTGCAAGCACACTATCCACGATACCAGGCACACATTCGCAAGTCTACTTGATGCGGTTGCACCACCTAACGCGTTACGCTCCTTACTAGGTCACAAACAAGGCGATATCACTACCAGGGTATACACGCATAAAACTATTCGTGAGCTACGTAAAACCGTGGAATTATTAAAATAACTCCCCAGTGGGGATTAACTTGGTTTTTAAATCAAAATACATATATTGATGTAACATTGCCTATTACGTGTAAGGTGTTAGTTGCATTATGTACCGACGACTCCGCAAGTACAAACACAAGAGGCGATGAGTTCTATGTGTCTTGGAACAGTGGTTTCTCAAATAATAATAGAACATCTATACGTTTTTTAGCTAATCGTGGCAATGCCGGAAACTTTACCTGGCTGTGCTTTGGAATCAGCTAATTACCTACTACAATGCCGTCGTTCTATAGGCACTTGTTAAACTATCTCCAGTGGGGAGCTGGCGGCCAAGATAATGTCATAAAAACGGAAGTAACATTCCCTATTAGATTCACAAGATTATTCATGGCAAATGCGATTGACGCGTATTGGAGTGGGTCAGATACACCAAGATATTTTGCAAACTCTGTAAGCGAAAGCAACAATACAAAAGCTGTATTTGTTGCTAGCGATAAATATGCTGCATCATATTACTGGTTCGCACTAGGAACTGTCTAATTACCTACCGCGATATATCTGCCCCATGCCGTCGTTTTATTTAATCCATCTTTCGCCGCCTGAGAATATACTTTAACCCCTGTTCTAGTATGCTCTCTAAATGAATGGACCTGGTTATCAACATTGTTGCCATTCATATCATTACCAACTACTACGTAACACTCTCTATCAAAGGAAACAGGAAATGAAATCGTACCTCCTATTGGTACGTTAGTAAACGCTCCCCACTGGATAGTGAAACCATTAGCGAATTTAACAAACCCTGCATTAGCATCGAGTTTAGATGCTACGATTGCGCCTTGCCCTAACAGTCCCTTAAGTGTACCCAAGTTAAGCACTTTATTAATATCGCTATCGCTATAGTTAGAAGTAATGAAGTTAATAACTTCTTGTGAGTTATCGCCTTTTGTTACTTGCAAGCCTTGATTATGTTTAGCGATTGCTTTTGCATATTGGTTTGAGGTAACGTCTAACTTTTTATTAAATGCGTCTTGATGTGCATTTGTAGCCGAATTATGTGAATCTAATGCAGCTTTCGTGATGTATAGTTGGCTGTTAAGGTTGATTTTTACATTAACATCATTACCGATATAAAAAGTTACAGTAATCAACTTTTCATCTAAAGAGGTGCCGGCTGGAGTATAACTTGCTTGTGCTCCGGCATTTGTATAGGCGAACAACTTTTCGGTACCAGTATCGCCAACTTTTGCAAACACCCCTAATTCACGAGCATAAAAACCGCTTGTAACACTTGCATTAGAAATAGTCGCTACAACGTCGATTTCACCATTTCCTCGGCTGTTAATTGCCTGTACAGTATTCTGTGCCATAGGGTGCTTTAATGCTGTTAAACTTTCAATGCTTTCACTTTCGGTTAACGTACCATCACCCAATGCAATTCGAGTAAAAATAAGTGGCTTTTTAGATTTAATCGCCTCAACCAATAGATTGCTACCGGCTAAGGTTGGAATAATTTTATTGTAATTACTCATGGTTCAACTCCTTAATAGTGTAAATTAATATTGCTTCGAATAGCGACTGCACCAACAGGACAAGCATAAATTCCTCGTGCTGTAATTGATTTATCAGGCTTTTCTTGCGTGATAAAAATACGTTCGGTATTAGTTACCGCACCAACAGCAACAATCGGTCCTTTAGCGTTAAATTCATGTGCTATAGCATATGTTAAATGTGCCGGCTTATATACTTCGATTACGTTTCGTATCTCATCTAAGGCGTCAGCCGTATCAAGAAGAACGCCAAATCTATTAGGGCCAGTATTTTCTTTAACTACTGCACTACCAGGAGGGTAAACAAGGTTAATAAACTCTTGCAACTTACTTTCGGTGATCGTTTGCGACCCTTGAATTTTGATTAATAAATAGGCTCGCCTATCATCTATAGATAAATTGCGATTACTTTCCAGCCCATATACGCGCTCCCAATCATCAAGCCCCCAAGTTGCCGTTTCAACAAACAACTGCTTGCATATGTCGATAATTAATAAGCGTTGTTTTTCATGCTCTTCGCTTAACGAATCTTGCGTTCCTTTAAAGGTTTCGTCCTTTGACAGATACTTAGGCAAGTATCTTAGTACATCGACTTTATAAGTCCTTAAAAGGTTGAAAATCATAGGACACTCACCTCGCCCAAAATCGCTAAATCATCAACAGCTAATTCAATCGATTTGGTAGCACCATTAATCGTTAAATTTGTATAATCAGTCGCTCCGGCATCTAAAACAAGGCTGCCGATTTTCGAATACGCAACTTTTAATAAAGTTGTATTCTTAATGTTTTGTCGTTCAATGTCGATTAGGTACGCTTTAACTAATTCAGTAAACACCGATTGATTGAAATTACCTTCCGGTCTAACCGCAATATTAATTGTCTTAGGAGTAACAGTTGTTACCGTTACCACAGCGCCCATAGGGCGAACAGTTTCAATATAATTAGCTACCTTGTTAATAATTTCTTGAGAAGCTGGACTAAACTCACTATTCACAATAATTACCTTAACTGTACCAGCGCCGTTCCATATCGGAAGCACTTTAGCACCGCCAACACCACCAACAGACATCGCCCACTCATAATAGTGAGTTGCGTTTCCGCTAGTTCCAGGAGTTCGAACATGATTTAGATAACGAGTTCTTAATTCGTCGTCGCTTTCAGCGTTAAAGCCATCGCCTATAGGCTCTGCATTATTAACGCTCATAATACCAGGAATGGACATCGGAATAACTGTTACTGATTGGGCTGTAACATTACCACCAATACCACCTTCAAGGGCTTGCACTTTAACATTTGTTGAGTTATTAACTTGTACTGTTTCAAGTGTTTCAAATAAAACACCAGTTTGAGTGGCGAATTGACTGCCCTTTGGTAGCGTACCGTTACCTTTAACTGTAACGTAACCGGTCGCCTTAGTAGCCTCTTTTCTGATTACACCACTTTCGGCAGCTCGCATGGTTAAGAAATCACCATAAGCTGTATCGCCAAACGCTACCTTGTACAACTCGCCTAATTCAACATATGTTTTCATAAACTCAATAGCGTTAGATGAAAACACATCGTATTCAAACGTACCTTCGAATTTACTATAGGTCGATGTACATTGATCTTGTAAATCTTTTAATATTTCATCGCTAGTTGGAATGTTAAACATTAATATTAAGCCCTCCATATACTGTGGTTAATTCAACGGAACATTCTACCTTATCACCGTTTTCGTCGAATGTAATGCTATCAATAGACTTGATATAAGGGTTAACCATAAGACATTCAACGATAACTCGCCTAAGTTCGCTGTACCGTTCATTAACGCTCATAACCTTCCCTATAAAAGGCTTTAATTGAATACCATAACGAGTAGAATATGCCAAATATTGATTACGTTCCGTCATTAAAGCTTTATATACCCAAACTTTTAAGGCATCATCACCAGTTACTTTTATTCGATTACCATTAGTGGTGAATTTGAATGAGTTGTTATCAAAGTCCCAATCGTATTCAACGAATAAAGGAAGCTCCTCGCTCTGATAAGCGTTAATATTTGTTGAACCAGCGAATGGATATTCTGCACTCATAATTTCACCACCTTTTGGTCTACATAATACAACTGTTCGCCTTGTGCATATACTGGGAATACTGTTACCTCGTCGCCTACTCGTAACGTATCAGTCATGATAATCGTATCGGTATAATCGTTATGAATTTCATGTGTATGACTTTCAAATAACGCTAAACCACCACCACCGGAGCGAGGTTGCGTTTCACTTATAATGTGCCCTTTTGCTTCCCTGTAGTGGTCCGGCTTCCAATAGTCATTAAGATATATCTGTTCATTTGTAATGTCGATATTATCTACACGAATAACAAGGTTAGGGAATGGTGATGTAACAAGTCCAATTCGCATACCCATTGGCTGTTCATCTTTGGCTATACCATGAATAGTATTAACCATTTTAGCCATAGAATGTGCAGCACTCGGAATATCTTTAGGCATAATGTATTTCTACCTTTCTTTTGGTTGACTTTACAGTAGACCTTCGACCTTTACCCTTAGGAGTTTTGTTTTTCTTTTTAGCTTCACGTTCTAAGCGTTTCTTTTCCTTCGCTTCTAAGGAATGATCTACCTTTTCTTTCGTCATTAAGTTTTCAAACTCAATCTCGAGTTTCATCGTATGCTGTCCATTTTCGAATTTATGAGTATCACTCTTTATCCAAAATTGACCGCTCAATTGTGTAATCACATCTTTAATTTCAACTGAATACGAGGACAAGGCGTCATAATCTCCTAGGCAATCAATAACACCGGTGCGTTCAGGACCTTTGAATATATCCTTAACTTCCTCTTGCGTGTTCTTGTTTTTGCTTTCCTTGTATACAGCTTGTATCATGGAATACTTCTGAATTTGATCGTCCTTGCTCTCATATCTAAGGAAATTACCTTTATCATCAACAATCATGACTTTATTAATCATGTTTTCGATACTCTCCTTATAGGACGAGTCCGTAATATTACGATATTGGTCGATGACAAGACCTTCAATTAATGATCCTTTTTCTATGACATCGAGTTCGTCACCCTCCATCATAGCTTGATATTTTTTATTGGTCTTTTTAGCCGCCTCCGTATAAGCCATGAGTATGATTTGATAACCTGACTTGTTATTAGCAATAAAAGTTATTTTTTCGCCTGTTTCAGCGAGGTTACCTACCTTGATGCCCATTTCCTTGCAAACAGCCTTTGTAATGTCCTCTGCGGTCATATTCGTGAATTTCCTAGTAGTTTTTGATTTACTAAGAATAAACATATTGTCATAACACGTTACCGTTATTGTTGATGCGGAGGTTTTACGTTCGGTGCAATAAATATTACCGACGAACTGCAACTCGTTATCTTCTGAATATGCTTTTACTGTTTCACCTATACCAAGGGCATATACAGGCCAATTAGGGTCTCGAGGCTCTTGCGTGTACACAAATTCAAGTTTTCTTGCTGCCTGAATACGAGAACCGCTCCATGTCGCATTATTAACCAAGTGTGATATATTGTTTTCGACTGGAACTTGCTTATCTTTGCCAGTCTTTTCATCTTTAACTGTTTTAGTTCCGATGTGTTTAATAATCATCACTTAACCTTCAACTTTCTTAACTGACTTAAATTATTAATCGCTAAGTTCTTTAAGTCATTAGATTGAATAATACGTTCATAATGTTTGTAATTTCCGTATGCCTTTTTGGCAGCATCTAAAATATCTGCACCCTTATTATGTAGCGTTGCGGTGCTAGGTTTATTGTTAATTGTAGGTCTATCTTTAAGACCTGTAACATCATCAACCGCCTTTACATCGTCCGCCGTCATAGAGGTGTTCAAATCTTTATACGCTTTAAGACTAAGCGTGTAATATAAATCGCCTGTATTTTCTTGTTTCTTCCAAGGGAATGCCATAATCGCCATCATTAAATTAATAGGGCCATCGCTAACAATGACCCTAATCGGTTTCTTTGATTCTTTCCACTTGTTAATTAAAGCAACAATTTCAGCCGGCTTACGTTTATCCCCTACAATGAATGGATAGTCTTTAGCTGGAAGAAAACTTTCGAAAGATAAGGTAATTAGTTTAGGGTTACCAAATAATAACGCTTCACCTATTTGAGTGATGTTAACGCTTTTATTATCCTGTTCATTACCTACTTCATACTTTGTCGGAGTTACTGGCAAGACCAATCGTTCGTCGCCTTGTGAGAGTATCACTGTAGGATAGTTATTTCCGCTCTTACCCAAAATCACAGATAAAAGCGATAACGCTCTACCAATACCGCTGATTAATTTCGCCATTATACACCTCCATAATTTACTTCCGCACTTTCAAGCATAGAGAATAACGAATGTGCTATGCGGTCAATATCCGCTTCTTCGCGAACGACGAATGTATTTCCACTGATAGAGTATTGGTTAACAGAATTGTTACCGCTTAAACTATCTGCAATCATCTTTTCAGTTGTTGCATGTGGATAAATTCGACTACCGTTCGGCAAGTCTACAATTTCACCGCCTCGTTCATTAATTTCAGTCCAACCGCCACCGAAATGACCTGTACCAGTTGCATGACCTGGAATGCCAGTCGCTTGCGCACCTCGTGCTTGTACTGCACTTAAAGCACTACCAATCGTGCTAAATACACCACTGGCTGCACTTTTAATAGGACTCCATACATTTTCATTAAACCAGTTAGCGACGCCGGCCCATACACCTTTAATGGTTTCCCATGCTTCACTAAAGAACCCCTTAATAGCTTCCCACATGCTACTCGCTGCACTAGAAATAGGTTCCCATACATTACCAATAAACCAATCAACAGCTGGACCAAAAATAGCAACGATACCGTCCCAAGCAAAGCCAAATATTCCGGCTATAGTATTGATCACCGGAGCACATGTCGATACAATGTCATTCCACTTTTGGCTGAACCAGTCAGTCAAGCCTTCAAGGTTACTTGTGATGCCGTCGTAAATTTGCTGTGCTACTTCCTCACCGAAGATAGCACCACCAATACCACCTACAAGGCCACCAATAGCACCGCCAACGGCAGTTCCTACACCAGGAGCAATAGAGCCTAAGGCAGCACCACCCATAGCACCGAGTTTAGCACCAGCTAAACCACCAGCAAGGCTACCACCTAAACCAACACCAGCACGAGCTTTATCATCGCTTGTCGCAATATCATAAGCACCCATAGCTAATGCCAACGGAACAGCAATTTTACCGCCGATTTTTGTTAAGCCGTTACCTAACTTACTTGCACCGCTTTTCAACTTACCAAAACGGCCACCGCTTTTAGGTTTGGCACCTTTGCCACCGCCTTCAACTATAGGACCGCTTGATCCCATTCCAGTCATATTGCTTGCGTTTACAGTTACATTCAAGGCTTGAACGGTCATATCGCCTACTGTGCTGTCTGCACCAGTACCAGTTCCACCACCGCCTTTTAAACCTTTAAATAAACCATACGCACCTTTACCTATTTTAAATGCACCAATACCACCTACTGCTAATGCTGCAGCTGATAGGATAGAGGGTAGACCTTCCATTTTAAGCGTTTGACCTACTAACTCTTTAATAGCAGAAGTTATTCCGTCAAGTACGCTTCGAATGGTAATACCGTTAGTTTCAAAGTTTTCAGTTAAACCTACAAACCAGTTGTCGATACCTTGTACAATATCTCTAAAACCGCCAATGCTACCGCCCATTAATTTCGTAGTGAACGAGTCCCAATCACCGGATAATTGTTCTAAATCACCTTTTAGATTGTCCATGCGAATTTTCGCCATTCGTTCGGCAGCACCGCTCGAATTATCGATTGCACCAGCTAACTTATCAAAGTCTTCATAAGGAGAATTAACTAATGCGAGCAAGCCTGACATAGCTTCTTGACCGGCAAGCATGCCAGCAACGGCCGCTTTACTATCCGGAGATAGTTTCTTCATGCCTTCGCGAATATCGGCGATAATATCCCTAAACGGTTTCATCTTGCCGTTCGCATCTAAGATATTTAAGCCTAAAATGTCCATCGCTTCGCCGGACTCTTTGGTCGGTTTAACTAAACGAGTCATCATTGCCCTTAAGGCAGTACCGGCTTCTGAACCTTTAATGCCCTGGTTAGCCATAAGACCTACAGCAAGTGCAGTATCCTGTACGCTAAACCCTAATGCACCGGCTACAGGTGCAGCGTATTTGAACGTTTGACCCATTAATGCAACGTTGGTATTTGAGTTAGTGGCTGCCGCCGCTAACACATCGGCGAACATTGCGGAGTCTTTCGCTTGTAAACCAAACGCAGATAAGCTATCAGTTACAATATCGGAAGTCATAGCTAAGTCTTCGCCTGATGCGGCTGCTAAGTTCATGATACCGGCGATACCGCCTATCATTTCATTAGTTTTCCAGCCAGCCATACCCATATATTTGAATGCTTGTGCAGATTCTAAGGCACTGAATTTAGTATCCGCACCCATTTGAATTGCTTTTTCATTCAACTTTTGGAACTCGTCCGCCGTAGCACCTGAAATAGCTTTAACCGCTGACATTTCTTCTTCGAAGTCTGCATAGCCTTTTACGGCATCAAATACACCAAACCCAATGCCGGCCATACCAGCCATTTGCATTGTAGTTCCAAGCATAGCACCGCTAAGTTTATTTCCAGCACTAGACATAGCACCGGCAATATTTTGCTTAACGTTAACTGTAGCTGTGTATACTTTACCTTTAAAGGTATTGAGTTCACTTTTAATCTTTTGGACTTTAGAAGTAGCATCATCTTTTGCGTCGATCTTAACTTTGATATTACTACCGGTACGCTTTAGCTTGGATAGTTCACTCTCAGCAGTCTTTGTGGCTTTCGCTATACCTTGTACCGCACTAGTAGCTGCACTCATACTCTTTTCTGCAGAAGATACCGCAGGTGCGAGTGCTGTTGTCGATTGTGCAAGCTTTTGCGTCGATTGTTGGGCGCTTTGTATCCCTTTTGAGAACCCTTTGTCGTCAAGGTAGAGTTCAACGCCTAGCCTTTCTTTATTAGCCACCGAGCACCTCCTTTATTGCTAATTTAGCGACCTCCACACGTTCTTTCCTTTCCTTCTCCATAGCTATATTACACATGACCTTCTCGGTCATGCTGAGACTAAAGAAGTAGTCAAACGTATGGCCCTTTAAAACTAAGTAGGCGGCCGTAGCCGCCTCCCAGTCTTCTTCTATTACTTTTTTACTTCATCGAAAATAGCGTGATCCAATTTTTTGCCCACGCCTACAGACTCAATCAAAACTGTGCTAATAGCTTTAATTTCGCCGAATTCGAATAACTTACCTACAATGTCCATAGGTTCGGCGCAATCGTATGCTTTTTGCAAGTCCTTGTCTTTTAAATTAGGTTCTACAATGCAGTTGTAAACGATGTATTCATCGTTATCACCATCTAAACCTAACGCTTCGGTCATAAGTAAAGTCGTAGGCTTTTTAGCTACGACTTCACCCAAGGATGTTTCGATTGTTAGTTTTTGACTTTTACGAGCCTTAATTTCTTCACGTTTAGCAATTAATTCGTTAATAGATACAGACATTGTTATGTTCCTTTCAATTAATCAATAGATTCAATATATTGAAGATCTTCTGGTGTAAAGCCGAATGGAATATCAGTTTCAACAACTTTGCCCTTTTCAAAGTGCAAAGGAGTTAATTTATTGAACCATACATTATCAATAGAGATACGTTCCTTTTGGCCGTCCACTGCATCAGGGTCATCCAATAAGCCAGTAATTACAGAACGAGGGTCATGACCGGCACTCCATGCTTCATGCAATTTGCGGAAGTTACGATTGATAACGTTTTTAATTTTGGCAGTACCTTCGCCTTTAAGGGAAGTAATTTTACTGTCGACAGAGTTGCCGATGATAACATCTTCACGTTGTGCTTCGATTGTACATTCGAAACTTTCAATTTCGAATACCAACTCACCGTCAAACCATACTTTGCCGTGAGAGCCGTTCCAACGACGGCGACCACGATATTTTACATCTTCACTTGCTCTTGCCATTTATAGTTCCTCCTATTACATTGTGAAATCGATTTTAAGGTCTTCCATAGCGTCAACGAATTTAACAGTACCTGCTAAGCCAAGTTCAGAACCGGTGTTATATTCGCGAATTTCCATGACAGACATTTTAGAAATGTCTTCACCTTTGATGATGGCATAGTCTTTTTGGAATTGTTCGTTAATATCAACTTTATTCTTAGCTCGATTGTCGAGTACGTTACCAGCTAATTGACCGAAATAAACCATAATGGCTGCCACGAATAGCATTTTATGGTCGTAGTCATTGATATATTTACCAACATAGTATTTTTTGAAAGTATCGCGAATGTCGTCTGTTACCATGTCAACACCTTCGATAATTTTGATTTTACGGAATTCTTGACCTTTGTCAGTTGTGAACGTTTGCAAGGAGTTGCAAGCGCGAGCAATTTTAACCCCTTCGCCGTCCTCTTCGTCGAATAAATGTAATTCGCCTTTGTCGATGCGGTCGGTTAAATCTTCGTACACTTTAACGCTTTCTACTTCGGTTAATTTGAAATACGTTGCAGAACGATCAAGCGCAAGGCCTGCTAAGATACCAGCAATACGAGCAGTATATTCGATTGGAGTATACGTTTTGTATGTAGTTCGACCTTGTGCATCTTTACCATTAGGCACTTTAATTTCTTCTGTGCAGAAGTTGATCACGCCTTCATGATCTGCGGCTACGCTACCTACTACTGCTTTAACAGTTTTACGACCGTTGTTGCGTTCTGCTTTAATGTAGGAGGCTAAGTCTTGTTGGTCTTGAACTGTACCCGTAGGAGCCGCAATATAATTAAAGCGAGTATGCTTTAACTGTTTTAATAATGTAGCTTGCGTATTTTTGGCACCTTGTACAGTTGTTTTAGGTAATGTATATACCAATACACGCAAAGGCGTGCCATCTAAACACTTTTTAATTAAATCAGTTGTGGCATCATCGAATGTTCTGTCAGGAATTTCGCTAATGTCGGAGATTTTGTACTTATTAGATACATCAGTCGTTTCGCATTTTAAAATTAATGCTACAACGCCACGAGCGGAACGCTTGATAGCAGTTACACCCTTTGTTTTAAAGTCAATTAAGACTTGCGGTAAACCGAATTTTTCTTGTTCGTTTGGCATTTGGTTATTCCTCCTCGGTTAAATTAACGCCATTAAGGCTAAATGATAGAGTATTAATGACTTCACCACGAACGAAACCAACTTCCTCGTCGGTGAAAGCGTCGTTAAACTCTAGATTGAAGATAAAGTGCAATACTTCATCTATAAAGGTATGTTCAAAATCATTGATTGTGATATACCGATCCTCGACCTGTAGAACAGGCCGTAATAAGCATTCCAAGCTATCGGACATTTCATATAGTTCAGAACGCTTAACCCGTCCGTTCTTATCCTCTATAGTCCTGAACGAGATATCTACCTGCACAGTTCTATCGAAGTACGTATAGTCACCTACACCTGTGTGAACAAACATTTCAACATAAAAATAAGGTACACTCGACTTCTCAACGTTGTCGAAATATACCTTATATGTCGGATATTTACTTTTCAAGAGCTCTACTAGAGCCTTTTGAATGGATCTTAATTTAATCATCGATTAAGTTCCTCAAAATTGTACGCGTATCTTTCAAAAATACGCTTCTACGATGAACAATAGAACGATGCAGCATTTTACTACCTTTCACAAAACCACCTTTTGGCGTCCTGTGGCCGTATTCTACATGATTTGCATAGTCTGTATTGTTATAGACCTCAACAGAACTATTAGCGACCTCGGAACGCGTCCAAGCATTCCGGAGTGTGCCGGTATCGACCGGTGTTTTCGCTTTAGTATCAGCAATCAATAATTCTGCTTGCTGTGCTAGCAATGTATCTGCGTGCTCAGGATACTGTGATAAAATCCTCTTCCATTTTGTATTTAGCTGCATGAAGCCGTTAATCTTAACGCCCATATCAAGCCTCACTATCACGAATTAACGTGATTTCTTGGTGTGACATATACTTAAACGGTGTATCTGCCCGCATAGTAAATATTTGCCCCTGATGATCAACTTTGATTATGTCGTTCGCCATAACATCATAATCTACAGGTAAGGATAATCTTAATTTATCCTTTAACATAAACACGCTATCAGTTTCTACGCCATTCATACTAGTTTGGCTCGTTTGCCCAAGTTTACATGGGACATCGCTATAAACAGCATCCATTTCGAATACGTCTGCACCTATATCGTCGGTAGTGTCCATTTGTCGAAGGATAGTACATCTATCCTTGTACATAATACTAGCTAGTAGCTTTCCGTACTCGTTAGCCATTAGACCACACTACTTTCCGATATAGATTTAACTTAGGCTTAATTGATTCAAAGTCTTGTTCGCTAATGCAGCCAATAGGTGACACATCAGTAACAGCCCAGGTGAATTCAACATCGTTCTCTTTAAGTGATTTAAGCGGCCCATGAGAGTCGCTATGTTTATCTTTGATATACTTAACGGCCAATTCGGCAGCAGTGTATATCAAAGTCCGAGGAAAGTTTGTCCTATGGCAGTAATCCATGCAATCTAGGACGAACTTCTCGGCGAACAAGGCTAGGAAATCCGTATAATTGTCGACATCTAATGCATCGGCCATCGTGATTAGCCTATTTGATGTATTGATTACGCCTTGTACTGCGTCATCGTAGTCTAGGTATTGCACATTACCCATAGCTCGCCTCCTTTTTTACGTATTAAAAAAGCGCCCAGCTAAAGGGCGCTTTATACATTATGTTCTGCGACATATTTTCTATACGCTTTAGAACTACCTTCTAATAATTGCAAGAAGTAGCCTACTGCGTCTTGTTCATTTTTAATGTATTGCTGATCGTACACCTCGTTACGCTCCGTCCAATACACCGAAAACCCTTCGGATGAGTTCTCTAAAATAATTGTACCAGGTACGATAGGCGTAGGACTATTTTCGATATTATAAGAGCTTACAGGCACGCCGATTTTGTGCAATAGAGCTTTAACTTCTTTAATTGTCATATTAATCGACCTCCTCTAAATACCCTTCATCTAAATAATATTGAATACTTTCCTCTGTCTTATACTGTATACCCCCCCCGACTTTATTAAAAGCAGGAGCAGTAACACTAGTCTTTACTGGTAACGGTTTAATAACGACATACTGATGTTCATTATCGGAGTATTCTGCTTCAGTATAAGGCATCGCCCTATTCACAAACGGTGTGCCAGCAGGTGCCGTATATCGACCTGTTGCTCGCCCGAAACGAGTAAGCTTAGTTCCGACCTGAAGCACCTCTGACCACGCGGTACCTACCGCACCATCATTAAGGGGATACAACGGAGATTCCCTTCCGGTCGAATCAGGGTCAGAAAACCATCTTTTTTCTTCATCTTTACCTATAGTATATCTAAGTTCCTCAAACTCTTCAAGAGGTAGCTTATGATACTTTAGCCTGCTTGCATTTAAGTCTCTTAAAACGACTATTTTCAAGAACGAATCAGATAAAGGCATGAGGTTTTTACTCATACGTTCGTGCTCTGTCATATTCGACTTATCAAAATAGCTAACAGCAGCATCGACACGTGCACCTCCGATTTCTACTTTAGCCAAATCCTGTGCTTTTCTGACTACCACTTCAGTGCCGTTACTAGTTGCTCTTAAAGGCTTACGTTCACGTTTCCACTCTTCAAAAGATTTCGAATTATCGACGTATACAGCTTTCCAGTTATCGTAATCCATGTTTCTAGGCACCTTTTGGTACTCCCCTTTTTTAAGCGATGCGGTTCTTGATCCACTCGTTGCTTTTTTAGTGCCTATTGTACCTGCGATAGTAGAACGACAACGAGGATGTAGAGGCGGCACATTTGTACCTACCTCTGCTTCATCAATCGGATATACGTGATTATCGTGTTCCCTACAAACAGAAGATGTTCGCTTGTCGAGAGTAGCAATGAATTGGAAGTATTCCATCTTAGCAGACTTTAGCGAGTCCAATGTCGCTTGATTGTGGGCATAGTTCAGTTCAGTCCGTACTAACCGGACAGCATCATTTTTCCCTACATTCATACGTTCTTGGACTTCCTTAGATAACTTTTCAACAGGAACACCTCTATGCACAGAATTGAACACCGTATCCTGTAAAGTCCTTGCTAATTTATCGCTATTCCCCCAAATACGTTCGCTATAATTCTTGCCACTCCATGGAGCTCGTAATACCTGTTCCACATGTTTTTCATTAACAGCTACATTCAATGGGCCCTGCCCTTTTTTAGCTAACTCGTAAGCAGAATGTAAACGATTGTCCTTATAAGCATCTTTAAGAAACCCCGTAATCGCTTTATCTGCTTTACGGCCTAGCTTATCTAGCTCAATTAGTGTATCACCGTACAACTTGTCGAGCCGTGATATTCTTGATCGCATCGCTAATGTGTTGAGTTCCAACAAAGTCTTAGGGTTCCCTGTCTCCTCATACTCTGCTATATACTCTTCGATGTCCTTTTTCCAGGTCCTATACTCAGTGCCATTAATTAATTTACGTGCCTCAGATATACTAACTCCATTATCAGTGGAGAACTTGCTGTACAGTCTTTCGATATTAGCTTGGATGCGTTGGGCTGACCGTTCATAGTGAGAGGCCAGCTCTTTTTCGATAGTGTCACGGCTTTTCTTATTCCACTCTTCTTCTCGCTCGACGCTGCGCCTAGCCCAATATGAATCAGTCCCCATATATTACACCTTAGCCTAATTTATGAACGAATTTAACGATGCGGATTTGTTTAGGTTCGTAAACGCGTTCCCAGTTGCCTGCATCTTTCAATTCTGCACGAGATACAGATTCAGCGTGAGCACGTGTTTTGTTTTTCCAAGCTACGCCGCGTGGATGCATGATGAATGCTTTACGGGAGATAAGATAGTTAACACCGGAGCCTTTACGTTTATCACGATCAACTTCTACTGGTACAAGGCCCACAGGAGAACCAACGCCGTACGCAATAGCACCTTCACCGAATAAGTAAGTTGTATAATTACCAGCAGCCGCAGGACAGCTGTCATCAACGATTACACGACGACCCATATAAGTGTCGAAAGAAACAGCGTCAGATTGTCGAATTGTTTGGATCAAGTTCAATTTATCGAGATAAGATTTTGTAGCAGAATGCATTACAACTGCAGTTAAGGAGTTACGAGCGTCTCCCATAAGTTGCATCGCATCGATGAATGCTTCGCCGGAGAACGCCGCTGCTTTACCAGTTTTCCCGGAAATATCAAGTACATGGTCAGTCATGCTTGTTGCTGCGAACACGCCATCTAGAATGTTAAGCAATTCCTTTTGATGGTCACGCGCCCAAAAACCTGCTACTAAATCACCGATTGCAGACATAGGGTCTGTACCAGCTAATTGCGCAGACAAGTCAGTTGCACCCCACATTTTCGCACGGCGAATAGTAGTGGATGTGTCCATTTTAGAACCGATTTTTGCTTCAGTAAGGCTTGTACCTTCTACGATGTCTTCAGAATCACCATTCAAATCAGTGAAGAAAGGCATATTGTGTACTTGTGCTGCTTCACTTGCTAGTTGGTCGAACTTAGAGTCACGAGTAATAATACCAGATTGGAAGATTGCAGATAATTCAGATGTACGGTTCACTACATAGTTTTCAAACAGTGCCGTAGGATTAATGATATCTTGTAAAGTTGTAGCCATTAGTTACCTCCTTAGATTAAATTATCAATAGCCACCCCGGCTTGCGCTGCTAATGTTTTAGCTTGGGCCGGATCATTCTTAATAAGTTCAGCTTGTTGAGTAAGATTGAAATGTTCTTTGCTAAATGGATTAACTTTAGGATTACCTTCACCTTTATTAGGGTCGTATTTAAACTTAGGGTCTCCTTCGGGTTTAAATAAGAACGCTTTAGAGGTTTTAAGCTCTTTAAGCTGCTCGGTCAAACCTGTTACCTTACCATCATCGCCAAGAATTAACTTAGACTTGTCAATAAGGTTAGCTACGAGTTCCGCGTCTTGCGCAGTGTCACCAATAGCTAACTGTACAGCAGTGGATAACTTCAATGCTTTCAAATCTGCTTCAGATTTTAGTGCGGCCGCTTTGTTTTCTGCTTGCAGTTTCGTGATTTGTTCTTTCAATGCATCGACATCTCCCTCGCTATCCTTGAGAGCCTTAAGTTGTTTATCTCGCTCACTCACAGTAGCTTCAAGGCCTTTCTTTTCCGCGTTGACCTCGTTAAAACGCGATTTAGGAACGTACTCCCCGTCTAGAAATTCCTTAAACTGTTTAGTCGCATCCTCGATATTATCCTCAGCGACTCCTAGTTTTTCAAGTAATTCTTTGACTGTCATGTTGTTTCTCCTATCCGGTTTTTACCGTGGTTTACCTGCCACGAATTAGAGAATAAAAATTTATATCACGATTATTCGCTATCGCTAGGTTCGTCTTTGTGGTCGTCTATAGATCCATCGTCTTGACCTTCGCTATGCCAATCATCGTAAATACCTTGCTCGGCTTCTTCCGCCTCAATTTGTTTGATTTCCTCGTTCACATCTTCCACGAATGGATGATGAGCAAGGATAGTTCGTTTAGATACAACGCCCATTGATTTAGAACACATATCGACAAGGTCGCCGTCATTCTTAACGCTTGTTCTTGTCCAAGTTTGCGTGATAGTAACATCATTTGAACCATGTACGGAACAGATAGCTCGAATTAATTCGTTAAAGCCTAGTTGGAATTCAGTTTCCATCATGCCTGCTTTAAGCTCTAGTAGTGTGTACAAGAACTTCATAGCCTCTCCACTAGTGCCATCAAGACCTTGCTGTTGTGGATCCACGCCTTGACCCATGTCAAAGATAGCTTTACGGGTGATATCAAGTAGTTCTTTACGAGCTTCAATCGGGATATCAATGGTTAACGTCGAAATACCACTTCGGTCATCAGGGCCAGTTGAATCCATTTGGATTGCCTTGTACTTCTTCATCCCTTCAAGGAACTCGGAGAGGTTCTCGCCACCATAGTTAGTTAAAACGTAAATAACCTCCTGCACGTCTTCTAAATCATTCAAGAACCCGCTATACGTTTTATCGTAAGTATCAATTAACGATTTGATGCGGACGAGGTCCGTTGTATGACTAGCATTATTTGCAAATGCAATAAACGGTACTTTGCTCATGTTGTGCGGCATAGTGTCTACTGCAGTAGTAACACCGCTAGGATCAATCATGGTAAATGCAGTATAAGGAGATAAGGTTTCTATCGTGTCACCAGTACGTAAAGAGAACGCTTGTACCTCCTTATCATTCCAGTACTCGTAAACAGTAATGGTCTCGCCTTCCTCATTAATGTCTGCGTAGACACGTAGCACGCCCTCGAGTCTTGTGTTGATGCGGTTATTCCAAATTGGGATAATCTCGCTAGCTGGTAAAACGGCCCACTGGAAACCTTCTTCGTCATCCATCCAGTAATGCACCCAGGCAACGCCACCGTTAGTCGCTTTAACACATAAGTCCTTACATTTCTTTTCGTAAGCATCTCCTAGCGCATCTAGGATAGTTTCATTTAACTTATCGTTCTTAACATCATAAATTGGCGGTGCGGTGAACATGTATGCCGTTTTTTGGTCGACTAAAAGCGGGTAAAAAGAATAGGCGATTCGATTATCCGCTTGATGCATCGGATTAAACGATTCGCCTTTTTGTTTTGCTTCTTCTATGTCTTTAGGTTTTGTCGGCATTAGCATAATGTCGTTATTAACAGCATAGTAGCGATTAGCCACTTCCATATTAGTTACGACGTCTGCATGCCCAAGGGTGTGCTTCTTAATTAACTTCTTAATTAATTCTATTTCCAATCTATCGCCTCCTAGTACGTCATTAGTCGGACGCCTTTACGTCCATCGAACTCTTCCATTGCATACCGCATAGCATCCATTAAATGGTTGAAATCATCAATAGGCTTATTTACCATATTGTCGAATTTATCTTTATCCCATGTGTAGTTACTGATTTCAGTAATGAAGTTAACACACCGAGGATGAATAATAATTTTATAGTCCTGGATAATCGAAATTCCGGCACGAATTGAATCAGGCCCTTTTTTGGCTGCCCTAATTCTAACAAGTCCAGCTTTCCTAAGGTACGCAATCGATTTAGGTTCCGCACTATCTGCTTTAATTCGTTCCTTTGCATACCCCATTTCGGATACTTTTGACAGAATATCTTCATTACTCATACCTTTTTCGTACATTTCATCAAAGACATAAATTTCACGGGCCACAGTATCAACAAGACCGCAGAATAAGGTGCTTGGGTCATTAACATAACCAAAGTCCATGCCAAATGCAGATTTCACATTTGGTCGTTTAGCTATTTCGTTGACATCAAAGGCTCGTTCTTCCCAGTTTTCAAATACTAGGCCCTCAACAATGCCCCACTCTCCGAGCCCTGCGGTTCTATATCGGCGAGGGTTCTTTTTCATTTCCTCGAACAGTACTAGGTCAGAGTCACTCAGGAACTCGTTACACAGATAATTCGTAGTCATGGCTAACACGTTTTCGCTAGGTTCATCAAAGAACCTTTTCTTTAGCCAGTGTCTATCTGACCACGGGTTAAACGTAAGCACTACCTGGTGATACATTCCTTGGGGCAACTGCCCACGAATACTTTCATCTAGTCTATCAAATGCTTCTTCGGAGGTTATCTCATACGCTTCTTCTACCCATAGCCTACACAAGGAACCTACTTCTACAGTAATTGATGTAACCTTTAAAGGATCATCGAGACCACGAAATAAAATCTTTTGGCCAGTTGGTACATACGTTATCTCCAGTGGAGAAGTAGAACATTTGAAATACCTATCAAGCTGTAAACGGTGAATAGCCCATTTAAGCTGCGCAAAACAACTGTCACGCAAAGTTCGTTCTACCTTACGTACGACTAACCAATTTACAGTTGGGTTTTCTACTATCTCAATAATAGCTTTAAGTGCTTGTGTAGAAGACTTCTTACTGGCACGACTGCCCTTCACTGCTTTATATCGGCCTTTGAACCGCCAAAAAGCACCATATCCCTTGCCTACAATATCCGGCAAGTACACTCTGTTAGTCTGCAATATCGTCACCACCTACGATGAGTACAGGCTTAATATCGATAGTCGTATCACCGCTGAGTATTCTATGACGTTTAGCCATTAGCTCAAGTGCTTTCAGTCTTGACTTCTCGTCAGGCGGTTTATCGATAATGCGAGCTTCGGAACATCCTTCCCCTGTGCCCTCGATAACCACTTGCTTTTCATTTGAGAGCCCCAGGGCAATTCGTGTTAACTCATACTCGACCTGCTGAGCCGTCATGATGTTTTCATTGAAGTAGGCGTCACGGAGCTCTTTGACCCTTGCTTTTATATCAACATTTGACAACAAGCGACTTCCTATTCTATTAGCTGTATTCTTAGAATAACCAGTGCGAATAGCGGCCTGTGTCGCGTTCATATCCTTGATGTACTCATGACAAAATTTTTCATGTCGTTTATTTGCTAATGCAGCCACTATCTCACCTCCTGGCTATCTTAATACATCACGGCTGTTTCTCTTAAATCGGCCGTGCGAACGAGTGCATAATCCACAATTACTTTTATGTGCGTGGTCGTGTGTGATATACGTTTGACACAGGCCGTCATATTCAATTAGTTTTGCTGTGCAAACGCCGTTCTTATTATTCAGGCATTTACGTTTAATGCATTTGACTTCTGTGCTCATACCTTTTCACCTTAATACTTTGTACGCTCAAATCCGATGACTAGTTGGTTGTTGTTAGGCTATATAGTTATTGGAGGACTACTAGTTCTAGTCATCAGATGTCAGCGTACAACGATACAGGGCAAGCTCATAATGTATAAGCTTAGTATTATTCTGTGGACATATTCGGCTCGCCCTGGTTTCATTGTGCAGTAAATTTCATTTTTACATATTCCCTCTCCTTAGCTTACGCGATCGCCTACATCATAAATAGGGGCCCCTATATTTACAATGCTACATACAACAAAAAGCACGGTCGTTATCACCGTGCTTTCTGCCGAGTTGTGTATAAGAGAGGATTTGTGTTAGATGACTAATGACACCTTTCACAACTACATTATACTATGTCAAGTCGGTTCATTTAAGTCCAAAACACTCCAAAACACTCCAAAGTACTCCACTATGAAAGTAGCTCCCCTAATTCGTTCAATGCTTTATTCTTTAAATTGAAGTAACTGCTTTTTTCGTAATATATCATCGCTTGTACTTTCTTAGGGAATGCCCCGTTTATGTATTCTTGCGCTAATATAATACGCCCTGGTATACATTCTATCTGTTCAATTAAAGCCCTTGCTTCTTCCCTTTTAGCAATAAGCTTTGCTATCTCCCGTTTTTTGGTATCTACTGTATCGACAAGTCTAGCCACATCACCTTCAAGCCCTGCTGGAGTACCGCCCCCCGATACTCGGTCTTTGGAATAATCAATCGCCGATAAGGTGATGATATCATACTGCAGTTTACGAATATCTTGCCGTAGCGATTGAATACGTATGGCTATCATCTTTATATCTTGCAGATACGCCGATGCCTTTTCTTTATAGTCACTCATGCTGCATTACCTCATTGATGTACCGGTCTAAATACCATCGTGCTTTTTTTAGGTCTTCGAGTTTGTCGCCTTTATACCCTGCTCGTGCGATGTACTTGATAACATTACCTAGATGATATGGGAGTTGTTGATCCTCGATAAAATCGATAACCTCAATCTTGCCCCGTGTGTAGTGGGAAGGATTACTGATGACATCTTCATTCTTAGGCACAGCCTTAACTTCCGTCTCCTCGATAGTTTTTACTACCTTTTCTGCAATAGCTTGCACTTCCTTCTTCTTAGGCACCTTAGAGTATTTAGGTAGACACTCCGGACAATATTTAGGCCAACGACCTTGCGCTTTTTCTTTTTTGTGAATGAAGGTTGTGCCGCATCCCTCACAGGTTAACTCTTTACTCACGCCTGCACCAGGAGGTGTCATAACTTTTTCACACTCTGGGCAATAGTCCTCGTGTGTTTTTACTGTAAATGTGTCTCCGCATCGTCTGCATTTCTTTTGCATAGTTCTACTCCTTATACAATTCTTTACGATATTTAATAGCTTCCAAGAGGGCGTCTTGCCCTGCTTCTTTGCGTTCTAGCGCTTTCATAACCTGCTCGTCCATCGTGCCTTTTGTTACCAGGTGATGGATAATCACAGGTTGTGTTTGTCCTTGCCTGTGAAGCCTTGCATTCGCTTGTTGGTACTGCTCTAGGCTCCAAGTTAAGCCATACCATACGATGATATTGCCTCCGGCTTGAAGGTTTAAGCCGTACCCTGCTGATGCGGGATGTGCCAGTAACATTTGAATATTGCCCTTGTTCCACTCCGCTACATCATCATCGGTCTTTAGCTCGACCGCTTTTGGGAAGGCTTCTTTGATAGATTGAAGGTCATGCTTAAAGTTGTAGAACACTAACATCGGCTTTCCTTCGTTTGTTTCTACCAATTCTTTCAAGCGTTCAATCTTCTCGTTATGGACAACTACAATTTCACCGTCATCGTTATAAATGGATCCATTCGCCAGTTGTAACAATTTACCGGCGAGTGCTGCTGCATTAAGTGCACTTACGTCGTCATCACTGGCTAAGCTAAGCACGTGCTCCCGTTCCATCTGTTTATAGAGTTCCCATTCTTTAGGGTTCATCTCTACTGTGATGACATTCTCGATACGTTCAGGTAGTGTAAGATAGTCCTTAGCTTTTAAGCTCATACAGATATCTTGCATCTTACTGAATATCGCCTTATCACCGCCAGGCAGTAGTCGGTAGCTATACACGACATGTCCATTTGTTTTGTCCGGTGTAAAATACCGGTTGCGATATTCAGTAATTGTCTTACCTAATCGTTCACCGCCATCTAATAGATACATCTGCGCCCAAATATCAAGCAACGTATTCGGTGCCGGTGTACCTGTTAGTATGACGATACGCTTAAACAAAGGACGGAGTTTTCGTATCGCCTTAAACCGTTTAGCCTGTGGATTCTTAAACGACGAACTCTCATCGATCACTAGCATATCGAAAGGGAACGATTTTTTCTTATGATAGTACTCATATAGCCATTGCACATTTTCACGATTTATCACATAAACGTCAGATTCACTCTCTAAGGCCTGTATACGTTCCTTCTCGGAACCTAACACCTTAGCCACCGTTAAACGTCTTGTAGCACTCCATTTTTGCGATTCTTGGGCCCATGTAGATTCTGCTACCTTCTTAGGTGCGATGAGTAATACTTTTTTAATGTCAAAGTAATCATACATAAGCTTCTCTATCGCAATTAATGTAGAGATTGTCTTGCCAAGCCCCATATCAAGTAACAGCCCGTAGTGCGAATGGTCAATTATCCGCTGAATAGCAATTTCTTGGTACTCGTGTGGATGAAAGTCCATGAATTACCCTTTCTATATCATCTACAAATAACTTGGCGTCTAGCTTACCGGTTAGGACAAATACTAAGGCGCCTTGTTTACGTAACCTTGAAATCTGAACTCGTTGATTAGCCATTAACTTTCCTGTTGTGGCTTTTAATTCAACGAAGATAACCGCTCCTCCTGGTAGTACTACAATCCGATCAGGTACACCATCATTTCCAGGTGACACGAATTTCATATATATGCACCCCAGTTTTTTGAGTTGATTTCCTAACCAACGTTCGATATCTTTTTCCATCGTTCTCACCTCGTTCTCAATAAAAAATCGGCAACAGGCCTCAGCCTATATAAAATCTGGCTTCATCGGGGTTGTGTTGCCGATGTTTTGTTTTTTTTGCTCATATATATATATACGCGTATTTGCGTTTTTTACGTGTATACGTATACAAGCACTTATTCATATATTTATTATTTTTAATTAATAGTAAATAATAGAAAACATCGGCAACAAATTGCATTTAAGATAGATAACAACTACACCAAACGTGTTGCCGATTTTGTTGCCACACGTGTTGCCGTTGCCGATTTTTTAGCTTATATCAAAGTTCATCGATGTATAGGAGTGTATAAAAATTATTTCGATAAACCTCAATATATGAAAATTAGCTAATCGGCAACAAAAATCGGCAACACGATTATTTACGATTTTTAGTTATCGTTTTAGCCTTATTTTGGAGAGTGCTCGCATCCCTAATAAATGCTCTTTGGACGCCATATAATTTACCGAAACGCATCTTCCCAACGCTCTTTGAATAAGGGCTCCACCCTTTAATAGCTTGCAAAATGTCAATAATCTCTCTTGCCTTTGCGTTCTGCAGGTTCTTCCTGTCACCCTCCATTACTTCACACCATATCTCGAGGGCACAAACCCGCTCCCGCTGCACTGAACCACAATAATCGTCATCGCCATAATTCCGGATATACTCCCTGCGATCGTAGATGTCTTTAGACTCCCAATCTTCAGGCAGTTCCATCTCGAGGTATTCCTCAATGAGCCCTACGAGTTCACCGCCTTCTGTGTGTGATAATTGGATTCTAAGGGCTTCTTCTTCAAGTTCGCCCTCTAATACAAGAGGTTCACCTTCTGCCCAATACGTGAACGCTTCCGCCCATAATTGGTCAATTTCGTCCTTTGACAACTCCCAGGCGTTCTTAGTCTTGCGGTCCTTATCACCAGTGATTGGCCAGAAGCGGCGGTTACCAGTGCGGTCCTTTAAGAACATAAGATTATTAGTAGAACCAGCGAATACACACTGGCGTGGATACTCTTCGGTGCGTCTACCGTAAGGCGAGCGGAACCGGTCAGAGGTACGGCTGATAAAGGCTTTAACGATTTCATTGTCGTTCTTATACGTTGGTGCAAGTTCGGCAAGTTCAACTATCCAAGAACCTTGAATTTGTTCGAGTGCATCTTTGGTTTTGATATCAACGAGTGAGTTATTAAACCATTTACGACCCAACCGCTCCAAGATAAGCGACTTACCTAAACCTTGAGAACCATACAACACAATCGCCGTATCAAACTTAACGCCCGGATCCATAACACGAGCTACTGCACCACACATCCATTTACGTGTAACAGCCCTAATGTAATCGGTATCCTCCGCTCCGATGTAATCGATAAATAGAGTATCTAGTCTACATTCGCCGTCCCAAGTTATCCCCTTTAGATACTCACGCACAGGATGGAATTTATTATCTTGCGTTACCTCTTGGAGGGCGTCATCGATGATGCCTTTCCCCTTGATAAGGTATTTCGTAGCGAAGTAGTTACGCAGGCACGCATCGTCGGTATCTGTCCAATACGGGGTTTCGTCCTTACCACGCCAAGGTAAATCGTCAATCACGACTAAGCGGTGTGCGAATTCATCAAGACGGATTTTACCTTTTAAAGAAGGGTCCTGTTTAAGTACTACTAAACAGTTGAATACGTCAGATTCAGGAGTACCGTTTTTATCACGCTTTAGCTTTGATAAAAAGTCCTCGTCATCGTCCGTGATATCCTCGAACTCCATATCCGCCATACGTTCTTTGTCGAGCAGGATTGGTGCTGCGCCGTCTTCGTTGACAAAGTCTATCATGGCTTTGTAGCTTGGTAGTTTAGTAACTGTAGTCGAAGGGTCTTCGCCAGTATCTTTGGCGCCGAATAGGTGGATGCGTACCAGATCAAATGCATTAACAAGTTTACCGCTGATTGGATCAGTTGCATGATTAGAGTAAGCAAAGGTATCGTTATCGTAAATCACTAAGCCACCTACTGAGCTACCGGCTACATATGTGTACCGGTCTTCGACTGCTGTAGGTTCATAGACCTCAGGGAGAAACTTATGAATAGCTTCCGTGATACTGTAGCACCTACAAAAGGCACCAAGTAAACCCTTTTTCTCTAATGGGTTACCTTGTTTCTTGGCCGCATCAAGGCGAATTTGTGATTCCTTTTCCGATGTTGGCCAAAGGCTCGTATCACGCCAGTCTCTGTAAGTACCTAAATACGCATCAACTGAAACTAGAGAGCCTTCGCTGTGTTGATATACATACTCGACGTCCTTAGGATGGCTTGGCCAGTACATCAGACGTTCTGCCTGGTGCGTGGATGGGTCAAAAGACTCAATCCCGATATTATCAGCAATCCGTCTTGAGACTGCTTGATACTCATCGGGCTTCATAGCTCTATCCACAGGGATAATAACACGGTAGCGTGGATGGTCAGCTGTGTGGCTGTGAGTACTGTAAAGTACATACTCCATACCGCCTAATTCCATATCTAGGTCTACGATGAAATCCTCACCAGGGTTATCCGCATCAAGAGTAATCAAGTACCTTTCTTTGACAGCCCCTCTAATCCGTCTACCTTTATTAGGAATATAACCGCCTACAAAACCGCCGACATCTTTCTTTTGGCCTTGATCAGCTTTAGACATCTTGGCGTATTCAGCAGCTGTTTCATTCGTTACAGTAGGCTCAGCCAATTTATTGGCCAAAGCACTCCAAGTCATTTTCTGAGACTTCCAGCTACGGGCGGAGCGACTTCTGCCCGTAGCTATGATGATATTTGTATCCATATTACATCGCTCCTCCCTTCGCAAACTGGATATCTCGTACATACGCCGGAACGCATAAGCCGTGAGATGTTACCCACTGTGTTACAGCTCCGTTGATATCGTGGTCTTCATATACGCCACGATTGTTCTTAAGTTTAGCCTGGTGTATCTCTACGAAGTCATCCGCATCATTTCTCGGATTGACCTCGATACACGCTACCGGCTCGTTACATTTATAGACACCTACGATAGCACACGTTTCAGCTTTTACTTTTTTGATATAGGAGCTTACACAGTTATTAAGCTGTATACCCATATCAATGATGCCGTGAGTAGAACCGATTGCCATAAAGCGGTAGCCGTTAACCATGTCAGCTAACACATGATGTGCTTTACGCTGCTGCACGATTTCGTCATCTACCTTGTCGAACTTTTGCATCCTCGAGATTGTGTCATGTAGGTTACGCACCTGGATGCGACTGCCCCATACCTCTTTACGGCGACTTCTCGATAACTCAAAATACATACTAGCTGTATCTCTGATATCGTGATAGGAAGGCGCATTTCTAATGAATAAGAACGCCTGGCGCTCGCCGTATTGATGACTAAGGATATTAACAAACTTACGAATGACAGATAAATCACGGTCATCTCGCCATAACGGCCAAGACTGAATATAACTTGTATTATCGGCGTTATTCTTGATAACATCGACCATAGCCTTTTGATAGTCCTTGTTCTTAAATAACGTAGCCATAACTTTGATGATCTTCGCATAGAAGAACGGCCTATCGTGTAATAACCGACGAACCCATCGAGTATTAGGTAAGTTATGAGCCTTGATTAAGGCCTTTACAAAGGAATCACCTTTTGTCGTTAACTCTAATACGTTATCCATACCGAGTGTCTCGTTGGGGAATTTCCGATTATAGAAGTCATCATAGTCTCGTTTAAGACTATCATTGATAGCTGGTGCATCCGGAGCTTGTAATTTCCATACTAAGTTATGGAGTAGGTTATCGAAGGCTCCGTAATGGTTAGACACCTGTACGCCTTGTCTAATGCGTTTAACTTTATAACCTACGACCTTTGATAGCTTGTTGAAGAACACTTCTTTCAGAACCTTTGCGAAACGTTTCAGCTCTTCTTGATGGTTATGCAGTCTGCAGTCAGGAGTGGCTACAAACCAAGCTAATGATAAAGGGCTGTTACTTAAACGTGCAGGAGAAACCGTCGATTCTTCGACGACATCACTGCGTGAGCGTTTCTTAAGTATGATAAAGGTTTTTCTTTGTTTAAAGTCAAACCGCACCACATCGATGACATGAGATTTATAGCCTTTGTAAATCATCCCAGTATCGCCATCCGCGTACACCGTATCGTACTCAAATTGCACGTCCAATTTATCGCCCCTATCTATGATTGATAGGTCTAGGGAGAGAGGAACTGTGGCGCTATACCCAACTTCTGCAGTAAACCCTTTAGCGTTGATCCGCTCACCGCATTTTGGACAATAGAACTCATCTGATTCCCGGCAGGGCACTATCCCGAACCCATTAGATTCCATTGGCCAAAGATTAGCGAAGGAGTGCCCGCAAGCTACATGGTAATGGCTTGCAGGGTTAAAAGGTGATACTTGTTTGCGCCGCACTAGGTCGTACAGCTGTTGTACTTGTAGATTGAATAAGACCTTCATAAGGCGCTATCCTTTCTCTTATAACAAATCGTCTAAATCATCTTCTTCAGGAGTTTCCTCAACTACTGGAGCTTCTTTCTTTTTAGTAGTACGTTTACGTTTTGGTTTCTCAGCAGGCTGCTCTTCTACCGCTGGAGTTTCTGCAACTACAGGTTCTTCCACCTTAGGAGCTTCTACTTTCTTGCCATTTAATATCTTAAGCGCGAGGTCGCAAGCAGCAATACATCCTTCGCAGTACGCCATGGCGGTATCTTTACGTTCGCTAGCTGGTGCGTCTTTTACGAGTTCATATAAGCCGTCGATTGCTTCGCGTTGTTGTTGAATTTGTTGTTTTGAGAGTTTCATAAGAATTGTCCTCCTAATCCTTCATGTAGTAAGGGTTCTCAAACCCTGCTGCGTTCAATATGAGCCCTTCATTCCAGGGTTCAGGTTCACACATAATATCTATAACTTCTTCTAAACCGCCTACGCCTATAGGCGCTTCGATAACCACTTCGTCGTGGATATGGGCTACAATTTTGTATCCTGCTTTAGAAAGTCGTAACATTGATGCGGCTAAGCAATCTCTCGCTACTGCCTGTACAATGTTTTCGACGAGCTTTCCGCCGTAGGTTTCAACTCTGCCCCATGTATTCTTAACCTGATCCATACCGTCATACTCAATCGATTCACTACCGAATCGGTTAGTCCCTATTCTAGGTCTTGCGTAGGCAAGTCTACGACCGGACGGTAATTCAATGAACAGGAAGCCTTTCGATTTAAAGAATTTAATATTGCCTTGTCTGATTCGTACTGGTTCTCCTGTTTTCACGACTTGCTTTGCTGCGCTGTCTGCATCTTTCCAAAATCTCGTAATTCGTGGGCTTGCTTGTCGCCAAGCTTCGATGATACCAGGTAGTTCCTTCTCAGGAATTTCACCTTTTGAGTCCATCGCTTTCATGGCTCCTACACCGCCACCATAGCCGAGCGCTAATTCTGCTACCTTACCTTTTTGGCGAAGGTGACCGTTAACGCCGTGCTTCTCAACTGGTACGTGGAACATACTAGATGCAGATGCGCAGTAGATGTCCCCACCTTGCGCAAATACATCCTGGCGCCATTTCTCGTGAGCAAGCCAGGCGATAACACGGGCTTCAATAGCACTAAAGTCAGCTACAATAAATCTGTGCCCCTCTTCTGCTACTAAAGCGGTGCGGATAAGTTGCTTAATCACATCGCCAGGATTTCCGTAGAGTAGGTCTAGCATTTCTACGTCTCTACTTTTTAGTACTTCCCGAGCTGTGTCTAAATCTTCTAGGTAGTTACGAGGTAGGTTCTGTAGTTGTACTACACGTCCTGCCCATCGTCCGCTACGCATAGCCCCATAAAACTGAAGCATGCCGTGGATACGACCATCAGAACACACAGCGTTTTTCATGGCCAAGTATTTTTTGATGGAGGAGTTACCGAGTACCTGTCTATTTTGCAGTACCTTGCGAACATCAGAGGGGATATCCTGTGCTAAGAGGTTTGATACATCGTCTTTTCTCATTGTTTCTAGATCATATCCTAGCCTTGCCGTCAGCCACTCTTTAAGTTGCATCGTACTGTTCGGATTCTCTAATCCCGTTAATATCTTGGATGACTCGGTAGCCTCCGCCACAATTTCGTCGTTACAAGCAAGCGCTGCATCGACGAGTTCCATATCTACTTTCACGCCTCGCCAGTTGATATCTTGGTCGAGTAACCAGTACTCGTGCTCGATAGCTGGCGGCTTCAGCGAAAGTAAGCGTTTACGGATTGCCTTTTCTACTACCACGTCCTGGCGGTTATACTCAATGTATTCCGCCCATTTCTCAGGTGCATCCTCTGGCATATTTCGTGTCTTAGGATTTGTCTTAGTAGGCTTACGTGGTACAGAGAAGAATTGAATTAGGCGTTTACCTCTTGCGTCTTTAGCTTCTCCTAATCGTAAAGCCTTAGACACGTTATCGAGGCTTGCAGGCAAACTGCAGTATAACGCTAGTACGGAGGTACATTCCCAGTTCGTGTAATCCGCATCAGGGAAGTACTTTTTTAGACAAAGCATTTCGAATGCTGCGTTGAATGCGGTCTTTGTAATTTCCTTGTTATACAAAGCGTCCACCACCCTTTCGGGCAGTGGATCCTTTGTCATATCAATTACTTCGACCGGTTCGTCATCGAAGCTATAGGCAAAGAGCAGTATTTCAAATGTTGTATCATCAACGTATCGCTGAGCCCCATATTTAATAGGGCAGTCAGAATACGTTTCCACATCAATACTGAGCTCCATATATGCCTCCTTAGATTAAATCGTCATCGTCTAGGTCGCCTAAATCGTCGTCACCAAAATCACTAGCAGATACGTGAACACCACCGAGGCGGTCACCATCTTTAACTTTACGAACGCCATTTAGACCAAAGCCTACGCCTTTCTTACCGTTGAAGTTGTAAGCGAATACGGATAATGCGACCTGCGCGTATACACCAGAGTAGATTTCTTCTTCGATGTCGAATTGGTCCATCTTAATTTTGTCACGAGTGAATACGATAGGTTGCTTATCGCTATTAGCGTTGATGAAGAACTTGCCAGCGTATGTTTCAGGTTGGTCAGCTACTGCTTCATCTGTATCGCCATCACGTAAGTTCAATTTAAGGTACGCTGCTTTACCTTCTACTTTAGCTACTGCTTTTGGATCAGCCTTAAGTTCTTCAATCGCACGTTCAAATGCTTTGATTGTTTTCTTATCTGTTTTATCGATAATGATTTGAGAGCTGTATTTTGCTTTGCCGTCGTCGTTTTTACGAGGTTGAGCAATATTCGCGTAGGAAAGTCTTACGATACCAGTTGTTAATTTAGCCATTGTTACGGTCTCCTTATTTATTAATTTCAGACATTAATTTGTTTACGAGTGCTTCAAGTTTAGAAATACGGCTTTGCGCATCTTTAGCTTCTGCGATGTAGTCAGAACCTTTGCCTGTTTTGAACGCAAGGTTTACGGTGTATTGGTTCTCACCGCCTAGCGTAGCACCAAAGCCTAGCATGATACGTTCATTAGGTCTTGCGAATACACCGAGCGCTACTGCATTGCTATTACGGTAGTGGCCGTAACTTACAGCGTAGCTGACCTTATCATTTCTGTTAAAGTCTAATGGATGCAAGCCAGCAAGTGCTGCGGAGCTTGCGCCTAACTTATTAACACGTTGGCCAAGATTGTTGACCTTGTTGTTAATGTCATTCGCTAAGCCCAAAGAACGATTTTCTAAGGTCGTGATACGACCTTCATGATTGCCTGCTACATGTTCAAGGGCTCTGATATCTGCTGTATTAGCAGTTACCTTTTGGCCAAGAGTATTGATAGCAGATGTATTACCATTGATGCGGTTAGTATTGTTAGCGATTGCAGTAGTATGACCTGCGATAGCTTGTTCATGATCACTCACCACGTCGCCAAGCATTTGAACACCAACGGCTAGGTCTTTTAAATTGTTCTGTGTCTTAACAATCGCTGTTTTATTGTTGTTAATTTGTTTAGCGTTAGTTTCGATTTCATCAATCGCAGCGAACAACTGGGAGCCGTTCACAGCGTCTAATGAATCAGCGGAGATTTGGCCGGCGCTAACATTCGTGAGTTGGCGGTTGTATTGAGTTACCCCGCCTGCACCAGCGCGGGCTTTAGCGCCAAAACTTACTACGCTTGCCGGTTGCTCGCCAGCGAAAACGTGGCGAGTGCCGTTAATTGTGATACCATCGACGCCTACCGCATCATCGGTAACACTATTTGTGCCGATTGCTACCGCATTCGGTTTGTCGGCAATCGTGTTATTACCAAACGCCACAGCGTCCATTGCTACAGCTTTTGCGTGTGTACCAAATACTAGGGCTCCTTGACCGCTAGATTCGGAGTTAGAACCGAATACTAGCTGTTCCTTGTCGGCGCCAATTTTATTATTGTAGCCAACTACGGCGGACTGGCCACCTGCTACTGTGCCATTGTTAGCACCGATTGCTACCGAGTTCTCCCCGGTAACGTTATTAGTACGGCCTAGAGCCACACTAGATTCACCGGATACGAACGCGCCATTACCGATAGCCACACTGTCGTAGCTAGACACACGAGCTTGATTGCCAATCGCTACGGTGTACTCCACCAAGCTTTCTGCGTGAGAACCAAAAGCGAAGGAGTTACGACCAGCTGCAGTAGCATTATTACCACCTGCGAAACCATTTTCACCAGTTACCGTATTGTTTGTACCAAATGCTAGCGCATTGTTAGCGTCGATGTTATTTTGGAAGCCCCATACTGCGGAGCTTGTAGACGTTGCGGAAATAGTATTATCTGTACCGCCTACTGTGTTGTTACTAGTTGCGCCAGCTACGTTTACTGCCAACGCGGAAATTGCCAATGCTGTTGTTAAAGTTTTATTCATCTCTTATACCTCATCTTCAAATTCATTCATCATTGTTTCAACTGTATTAATTGCTGGGCGTTTATCGCTTTCCGGTACAAGCGTAGGCTTGCCCTCCGGTTTGTCGATATATGATTCTAAGTATTCGGCAACGCCCTTTTTACCGAGTACCTTTTGTAGATTTGTGATACCTTCGAGTTCTCGAGGCTTGAAGATTTCCTCTTCTTTGTAGCCGTTATCGAGTAATGTTTTAGCTGCTGCATCCGGATCCGTTATGGTACGTCTTGATGTACCCTCGACTAATTTATATCCAGGCCATTGCTTTTCACCAGATAAGGCTTTTTCATATGCAAAGTCGTAAACACCTTTAATCCACTTTGTGATTAAATCTTTCATCCCCAGGATGTCAGATACTTCGCTATCAGTGAGTAATTGATTGAGCTTACCGCCATTCTTATAGAATGTATCAAGGCAAGAATCTGCTAATGCTCGGCAGGTGTGCCGTGCTTTACAGAAGTTACAGTAATCGCAAGGTGTACATTCACCAATACCTTCCCAGGCACGTTGTGCGATAGGTTTGATATCTTCGCCCCAATCAAGAAGTTCTTCAAGTGACATTTCATCGGTAGACACACTATCAAGTCTTGGTTGAACGATCGTCATACGAACTGTTTTAATGTCATATAAGTACTCGTTCACGTCGTATGCACCTAATGCGTAGAGTCGCATTTGTGTGTTTTCAACGGCGCTAACAGGAACGCCCTTGCCATATTTCAGGTCAATCACTTCCAGGATGCCGTCCGCTACGATTACCATGTCACCAGTACCGAAGCCTTCAGGTACCCACCTAGAGAAGTCAAGCCGTGCTTCAATCATGGCTTCCGCATCAGAGGAACGAGCGCGGGCTTCGTTTACCTTTTCTTCGCAGATGTCCACATACCGATTAACCGCTTCTATCATTTCAGCGGAGTAATCATCAAGCTTAGGGGCTTTTTTGCCTTCTAGCTTATACCGTAGGATTGCTTCTGCCAGGTCGTGTGCTACAGTGCCTTCCGCAGCATACGGCGATTGTTCATCAGGGAACATCGCTTCTAGTCTTGCTGAAGGAGTACACACTAGCCACCTGGCGCTACTTGATGCACCTAGTAAAGCGTGTTTCTTAGCCACGGCTATTCACCCATTCCATAATTTGAATACGTTGTTCATCGGTAGCAGATGTTACCTTTTCAGCGCCGATGCTATCTAAGAAGGCTTTGAATTCGCCTTTAGCTTTCGTTTTATCAGTGGCTTTTGCCATTACGTCTTTCACTGCTTCACGAGTTGCTTCGAGGCTAGGAACTTCTACTTTAGGTTCTTCAGCTTTTGCTGGTTCTTCTTCCTTAGGTGCAGGACCTTCTACTTTAGGTTCTTCAGCTTTCTTAGTAGCTTCCTTCTTAGCTGGCTTAACGTCATTTGTTGTCCAGTTTTCAACTTCTTTAACAGGTGTACCTACGATGGATTGATATAGGTCTTTCACTTCTTGTTCTAATTCAACTGCTTTATCAACTGTGATTTTTAACTCGATCATTGTTCTATTCCCTTTCGGCTTAATGATGTGATATACTTTAAATGGATATTTTTCTATGCGCCCTTTAGCATTGCCGTGCTTTTGGGTGCTTTTTTTTGTGCCCAGGTGCTCGCACTCATCAGGAATGCAGTAATCTCTATTAGGGCACGTTGTACAGTCTCGCAATGTCCTCACCTCCTTTCACTAGGCACGTTTGGATAAGCGTGTTATTCTATTTACACAAGGGTGTATGTCTTTACAGTTATCGCACACTATACGAGGCTTGCCTGTTAGGTACGACCAATTTGTGTAAGGACTTTTAATTCTTTTATTACAGAAGGAGCATCGTTTATCGTTCATACTCTTTTAGCTCCTCAATCCAGTATCCAGTGAGTAACCAAAGAGTGATACCTAGTAACCCCTGGCACATACCAGTCCATAAATCAATGCGGTCTATTTCGATAGAACCGACAGTTCCTACTACTAATATGGCTGCAATAATGCGAAGCACATAAACTACTTTCATCATGTTTACTCTCCTATTCGTGCCTGGCAACGTTTCGCTAGCCAAGCATTAAACGACTCAACGTGGATAAGGCGTTTACCTCCACGTTTACCGATTTTCATGGACGGGAAGTCAAAATCTTGCGCCCATTCTCGGATAACGGCTTGCGGTACGCTAGCAAGCTCCGCAGCTTCCGCTACTGTGATGCACATCTTATTCATATGCACCTCCTAGAATGCTAGAAGCACCAGGGATAGCATCACGAATAAACTAATTCCAGCGGATAAGCCCAAGGCCAAAATCCATAAACAACAACTAGCTAGTTCTAATAATTGTTTTTTATTCATAGCTACCTCCTGTCTAATTTAGGGTTGTAGTAATCGGTTTCCCAAAAGTCGTGACTTTCGTTATCATCGACACACAACGCATAGCAGATACCAACGACTGTCGACATTTGCACTGACTTGCCCTTGATAGCTCGATTTAATGTATCCATCGAGATTTCAGCTTGTTTGATCAGCGCCGTCTTAGTCATGCCTAACTCGTTCATGCGTTCCGTAATGGATTCGCCGAACATTCTGATTACGAATTCTTTCATAACCATGTCCTCCTATTTAGCACTAGCAACATTTCGAGTAAACTCGAAAGACTTGCCAAAAAAAATTACACCTTCATCAACTCCGTAGAGCTGTTCTGCAAGTTTTACTTTTGCAAAAGGCATTTTAGAGTTATCAGCTTCCCACTTAGCAAGTGTTTGCGGATGTACCTTTAATAGGTTCGCCGCGTCTTTTTGAGTGAGCCCTGCATTAACCCGTGCAGCCTTAAGGGTTAACTTCATTTTTACACCTCCTCGCTTTCTGTGATTTCAGTATAACTCGAATTTACTCGAATTTCAATAGATACAAAATTTAAGTTTGTTTATATTTTCGATAAAAAATTGAAGAAAATTTGAAAAAAATCGAATTTTCTATTGATTTTGTCGAAAATAGTATATAAAATATAGTTAAAGAGTTAGATACACACGAGAGGATTTATATTATGGCACGTTCTAAAAGAAGTACATTTGATGAAGATATGCGCAGAATCGTGGCGGTCAATCTAGGCAGAGCCCTTAAACGAAGAGGATGGACAAAGACCATGCTCGCAGACAAAACAGGGATTAGCTCGTCTACATTGTCAGGGTACTTTACAGCAAAGTATAATATTAGTGAAGAGAATTTAGAGAAGTTAGCAAAGGCATTGGAGATGGAACCTTCGGCGATTGATCCGCGAGCAGCTGCTATCGAAGAACCTCACGACGGTTCTATTTCTAACTTAGTGCTGAACTCCGGAGCAATAGGCGCAGCAGCAGGGGTTGTCGCGGCGATGGGCGCGCCAATCACCGCTACTGTGGCAGCGGGTGCAGCAATAGGAACGGGAGCATACGCAGCATGGAAAGCGATCAGGACTGAACAAAACCGAAAAGAATTAGACAAAGCTATAAAATTGTTAAATGATGAACTTAGTACACCTGAAGAAATATTTAGAGCCCGTAAAGTTGCGGCTGAAGCAGAATATATGACAAAAGTTATTCCGGCCTATATCGAAGCGTGTGATAAGATATTTTATTTACAAAAAGAAAATGGAGGGGTAAGCGAAGATTTAGCATTGTGGCTTCGTGTATTAAGAGATTCTGTAGAGATGGCCAAGGACTTAAATGAGGAGTATAAGAGCGCTCTTACGGCACTAAAAGATGAATGACAGGGAGATTTTAAAATGAAAAAATTGTTAGTATTAGCAGCACTAGTTACCACAATGAGTGTTTCTGTTGCATCTGCAAAGGAATTTAACGGAGACCGCTGGCAGTGGTTCTATTCCAATTCTGACTACACAGGGAAAGTCGATTTAAATACATTGTCCTATGATCCTAAGACAGACACTGCCAAAGCCTGGGCTGTATGGGTTAGAACAGCTGGCGTCCAAGAGCTCATGTCTTATGACATATATTTTGAAGATAACTCCATGGATGTTGGACGATACTATATTTATCAGAATGGATCTGATACAGCTTACATACAAGATACTTTAAACGGACAAAATCATACAGCTGCGCCAGGCAGTGGCGATGAAGCACTCATTGCTTCTGTAAAAGGGTTAGTTGGACGTGATGCCAAATTAGCAGACTACAAAAAGCAACAAGCTGCAGAGGCGCAAGCACGTGCGGAAGAAAAAGCACAGCTTGAAAAAGCGCAACAGGAAGCTAGAATTGCACAGCAAAAAGAAGAAGAACGGAAAGCTAAACACGAACGTAATCGTAGCATTATCAGAGGGATATTTGGGATATAAAACGCATAACTAAGGAGGTTCTAAATGGATCTAAAAAAGCCAGAAAACAAAGGTGCTTTAACATCGAAAATAGCGGAGCTTGCAAATAACATAAGTACGTTTTTAAAAAACATACTAGGCTCAGACCAACACAAGGCGGCCCTACTTTATTATTGGCTACGCAATTATTTGAGATATATAAAACAAGAAGAAACCTTTAATCCGAAATATTTTCCTCAATTTAAACCTGGCGACATAGTTAAAGTTGACTTCGGCTTTGGCATAGGTTCTGAATTTGGTGGTCTGCATTATGCTATAGTACTGGCACCGAGTAATACTAAAAGTAGCGTAGTCACTGTCGTCCCTCTAAGGTCTTTAAAGCCTAATAAAGAGAGCCCTAGTACCTTATATAAATCAGATGTTTATTTGGGGACAGAATTATTTACAGTCCTTCTGAATGAGTCCGGGAAGATGTTGGACAAATGTAGTGACTTCATAAAGGAAGTCGAAAGCACTGATCCAAAAACGATAACAGATGATGATATTAAACGTTTTGAAAAACAGCTAAAGGAGGCTAAAGGACTAATTGCTAAGCACGATATAATTATGAAAGAAGTATCAAGGTTAAATGCAGGCACTGTCGCTATAGTCTCTCAAATCAGGACGGTAAGTAAAATACGCATACAAAACCCCAGATATCCTAAAGATGCGCTTTATAATATGCGGGTAGATAGGCAGGCTACTGATAAAATTCGAGCAGTTATAAAAGACTTATACAATATAAAGTAAAATTGTAATAAACTCCAAAAATTGTTGATTTTTTTTAACATCTATTCTATAATGTAAGAACAAAGGGGTTTAGCCCCAAACTAAAATCATTATAAGCGGTTTAGCCGCAACTAAAGATGAGGTCTTGTTCTTATGGAACAAGACCTCATCTTTTTTGTTTATTATAAGGATTGAAGATATGGCTAAAAAACGAGTCGATGGACGCTACCAAGTATCGAAGATGATAAACGGTAAGCGTAAATACTTTTATGGCACTACCAAGAAGGCTGCTATTGCTGAACGTGATGCTTACGTTGAATCACTAGCACAATGTGCTAACTACGATAATACAATTACGGTTGAGAGATGGTGCGAGTATTGGATCCGACTTAAAAAGGATACGATTTCACAAAATACCCTCTCCTCTTATCAATATATTATTAAAACCTATATTGTACCTTTCATAGGCGCAATACGTTTAGTTGAGTTATCAGCATTAAACGTAAGGGCTTTAATAGATAGCATGGGCCACTTGTCAGCCAGGACTATCAGTTACACGCTAACCATTCTTAGGGCAATCCTAAAACAGGCGGTCATGGATGAGATTATTTCAAAGAACGTGGCCACATTAGTCAAGAAGCCTAAACAAGAGCGTAAGCGAGAGATGGTAACACTATCCAAGGAAGAAGTAGAAACATTCCTTAATCAAATCGATGATGTCGAATGGCACGCCCTATTTAAGCTAGCATTTACTACAGGTTTACGTCGAAGTGAGATACTCGGTTTAACCTGGGATGATGTCAATCTTAAACAAAGGACATTAACCGTCAATCAGACTGTTTTACGTATCAACGAAGTAACGACTATCTCTAAAACGACTAAAAACAGCTCGTCTAGGCGTTCTATCTCACTCGACGATAAAACTATCGCAGAGCTTCTAAAACTTCGCACACACGTCGATAAACGAAGACTTAAAGCAACAAACTGGAGAAATAATAATCTCGTATTCCCCGGTAAATTTGGTAATCCTCGTGATCCGGCTAAAGTTTCTCTGAAGTGTAAAAAGTTTGCTACTGCAATCGGTAGACCTGACTTTACGATGCACGATACACGCCACACACACGCTACCTTATTATTAGAAGCAGGCGTAAACTTTAAAGTCGTACAGATGCGGCTTGGCCACTCCTCGTATCAACAAACGATGGATACCTACTCTCACGTTACCCCAATCATGGAAGCCGACGTGGTAGAAAAGATTTCAAACATATTCTAATTGATGTCAAAATGATGTCAAA